CGAGCGCGCCGGTCGAGGGGTCGATCGCAGCCGCACGCCGTTGGGAGCTGCGGCTGTAGCTGGTTTGCCCGAGCGCCGCGGGCATGTTCGCCACCACCCGGCGGGCTATGGTCGGCGTGCCATCTGTCGCCACACCGATCAGGACCTCAATCACGCCGACCAGGAACCGAACCGGCTGCCCACTCGTTGCGGAGTAGCTGGCCTGCAGGCCGTACAGGTACGCCGTACCATCTAGGTTCCTATCCAGCGCCACGAGGCTCGGCGCCATGGCACTGGCAACAGGCTGGCCGCTCAAGGGGTTGATGACCTGGGTGATTCCCGCCGCTACGTCCGCGATGTTCAGCGAGGTGGATGCCACCAGGCTCTCTGACGACGCGAGCAGCTCGTATAGCTGCAGGCTGCTTTTGTTAACCCACTGGATCCGGAACCGCCTGGTAACGCCATTGAGCCGGGCAATGGTCGAGGTATGGAAAACCAGCCTGCACCCTAGCGACTCCGCACCAGCCAACGCCAGGCATTCGGTCTGCGGCGGGTCTGGCCGTCCGATATCCCACAGCGAGGGGCTAGGCATCGGATCGTAGGGCACCGGGTTGTCGTACCAGTACGGCGGCGCGGGCAGCAGCCGTGCGGCGCGCCCGCCACTTGGCTGAATCATCGGGCGACCAGTGCCGGGCGGCACCTGGTAGACCAGGCCGTGCCAGGGGTATGGGTCCACGGCCTCTATGTGCAGAGGCGAGGCCCAGCGAGATTCGCAGCTCATATCGTGGGTGGTGCCTGCAGGTGGGTGAACACGACCTCATTGTCGTTGGCGTCCCTCATGGTGATGGATGCCACGCGGCGCACCTTGAAGTAGCCGCTGCCGTCAATGGTTTCGATGTACTCGGGATCTGGCGCGTAGGTGCGGGACACCTCGACCAGCGGCCCGGCGATGCCACCGCCACTCTGCGTAGAGGGCGGCGGCGTGTACACGCCACGCCCGCGTGCGGCCGGGCGCGCGCCGACTGGCTCAACTACCGGCAGGCTGCGGCGAACCGGCTGCGGTCGGGTCAGCCGGTTGATGTCCTCGACTACCTGCCGGCCGCGGCGGGCCTGTTCCATCGCCTCGCCACCTGCGCGCCTCGCCGCCTCGTTCGCGCGGCCGATATTGCGGCGGGCCTGTTCCATTGCCTGCCCGGAGGCGCGGCGTTCGTCACCTAGTGCCATTGGTCACCTCAGTAGGCGAAGCGGAACGTGACAATCCGGCTGCCACCGCTCAGCCAGTCGCTGGCGTTCGGTGCCGACCAGGCCCAGCCGGTGTAGCCGTCTGCGCTGAACGTGTCGATGGCCTGGCCAAGCAGGAACACTCCGATGCCCTGAACGTCGATGCTGACCAGCACGGCCGGATCGAACATGCCCGCCAGAACCGCGGTGAATTCGTTGGTGCTGGCGTTGGCCATGAGGGTATTGACCGCCGTCGCGCCAAAACCTGGCACGTCGATCGAGGCCGGTGCCACGCTGCCCTGCGGCACACCATTGAGCAGGTAGAGGCCCGCAACGGTCTCGCTCGCCGATACGGCCACGGTCACCGAGCGCGTGCCCAGCGCCGTTTCCAGCGCCTGCAGCCTGGCCAGCAGGTCATCCAACTGGCCGGCTGTCACGTCGCAGTAGATCAGGCTGCCGGTTGGCCAGTCCTGCTCGGCGGTGCCCTCCTGCGCGCGCGTGAGCGTTGCGGTGCCGCTGGCGACCACGGCGTCGACGATTTCCCAGCGGGTGCTCGCAGCGTCGCTCAGCGTCAGCCGGTAGCTGCCATCGGGCAACGCCAGGGCGAGCGTGGTCACGCCCGGTGCCAGTTCGACCAGCTCCGAGTAGTTGTTGACGTAGGCCATCACAGCTCCAGTGTGTCGTTGGGGATTGCCACCCGGTACAGGCGCTCGGCCGTGGCCACGTGCTCGTCGCGGTAGGCCTCGGGTATTTCGCGGGCGTCCAGGTCGAACCGGCGCGGGAATGTCTCGGCGCTCGGGTAGTCGTTGGTGTCGTAGTTGCCAGAGAAACCCGGCTCGGCGTCGTCATACGGCGGGATCGGCTGGCCCGTGTGCGGGTCGTTGATCCGCCCGCCCAGCTGGGTGGGCAGCGCCAGGTTGCTGCCGATCTGCCCCAGCGGCGGCAGCGTGGTGTCCGGCCGTGCGGGCAGGCTGAGCGCATCTCCCGTCGTGCTGCCGGCCATTACGGCAATGCTCAGCGTGGTGGTGGCCACGCCAGAGCCCAGATCGAACGCATCGACAATGCGCCGGCATTTACCGATCGCGTGCGCGCCCTGGTCGTTCAGCTTTAGCGTGTGCACCAGGTCGATGCCCAGCGCCAGCGAGGTGGGTACCTGCCAGCTCAGGGTGGTTTCCCGGTGCGCGGCGATGATGTCCGTGCGGGCGATGTGCAGCGCCGTGGTGATGGCCGCGGCTCGCCGCGCCTCGTCGGCGAGGTCGGTCGTTACGTCGCCCGTGGCATCCGGCGGCGACTCGGTCCACTGCTCGGCCTGGTCGGTTTCAATGCTCAGGCTGTAGCTCGTGCGCTGCACGACCTGCTGCCCCTCAACCTGCCCGGCCTCGGTGGCCAGCACCAGCCGGTATTGCTCGGTGACGGTCTGCACCCAGCGCGAGCCGGCGGCGAACTGCGCCGACAGCCAGAGGTTGTCGAACGTGTTGATCCAGGGGCTGCCGTCCCCGCAGGGGTTGGGCATGGACAGCGGCAGCTTGGTCCCGGCAATTTCGCCGACCAGCTGGTAGCCGCCGTTCGCTGCGGCTTCCTCGATCATCTCGGTGGTCGGCAGCTCGGTCGACCAAGGGCGCCAGGCGCATAACGCGCCGACGCCCGATAGGCCGTCGATGTCCGGGTGCTCCCAGCCGTAGTTTTCGGTGAGCTGCCAGAGCCGGCTGTAGCGGTAGTTGATCTCCAGCTGGATTCGGTTGGTGGTGCTGTCGAAGCTCGATTCCTGCAGTTTTACCGTCTCGTAGAGCGTGGTGCCGGGGCCGAACAAGAAATGCGGCGCAGCGGCATACCAGCTGGTCAGCCGCAGTTCGCCTGTCACCGAGCCGTCGAGGCTGGCCGGTACCGAGCTGAGCCGCTCGAGCGCATAGTCCCAATGGCTGCGCCCCTCGACCGGCTCGAACAGGTCGACAGACCAGTAGCCACCCACCAGTGCATCGATGGCCGGGACGCTCATGCCCTCGACGCGCTGTTGCAGGCGGTCGGAACACTCGCAGCTGAGGATGCGCCGCACAGGGTTCCAGTCGGCCTGGCTGATGGCGCCGGTGAAGCGCCGCGCCTCGGTTGTCTCGCCCGCTGCGATGCTGAGGTAATCCAGGGCGATGGCCTTGCCCTTCCAAGCCGGCGGCGTGACCGTTTGCCCGGGTGGGATGTAGAGATCGAACGAGGCAACGGCCGCAGCGCCCTCTTCCCGATCAACCTCGACGGTGCCGGTGAGCTGCGCGGTGAGGTTGGCGCCGTCCACAACCAGCCGCAGGGCCCAAGTGAACGCCTGCCCGCGCACCACATAGACAGGCTCCTGCGTAGCGCTGCCGGCACTGTTGAGCGGCGCGCTGTTGAGCGGTGCGGCGTTGAGCATTTAGGTTTCTTCCCAGTTGATCGACCAGCTGTGCGTGGCGGTGCCGGCGCTCTGCGATTCGCTCGGCGGCTCGGCGAACACCGAGAACACCGGCATGTAGCAGGCCTGGTACAGGGTGGCGCCGGCCACAGGGGTGACGGTGACCACGCCGTCGGCGTAGGTGCAGGCGGCGCGCACCCACTGATCGCCGACCAGCGCATGCGCCCATGGCGCGACATCTGGCCGTGGCGTTCCGAGCAGCGTGAAGGTCGCGCCGGCGCCAACGTGGCTCAGCACCTTGGTGCTGCGCAGCTCAAGCGGCTGCGAGTAGTCCAGCCCGGCGAGGCCTGGCGGCATCCAGCCGGAGCCGGAAATGCTGCCGGCCGAGCGCTGCCAATGCTGCTGTTTCACGCCGGCGCCGTCGCTCATGCGCAGCACGGTAGAGCCGCCGATGGCGCCGATGCTTTCCTCCGGCGCACCGGCGTGCAGCACGATCGGCACGCCGCCGAGCATGATGGTGGGTTGTGCCATGGTGGCTCCGTTATCCGTGAGTGCGGCCGAATTTGGCCCGTGTGCGGCTCAGTACCCGGTCGAACTGGTCGCGCTCAGCGAGGAACGAGAACGACTCGCCGCCGACGTTGAGGTCCACCCGGCCGAGGTCGCGCCCCTGCTGCGACTGCATGGAGGACACAGCGCCGACTAGGCCGCCGTCTGCGAAGCGCGGTACGTGCAGGCCACGGTTGATCCAGTCGAGATAGCCCTTGCCGAGCTTCTTCACCGCTGCCGCGCGAATGACGTACTCGCCGTTCGAGAGGTAGGCCGGGATGCTGTCGCTGGTACCGGTGCCGGGGCCGCTGATGTAGCCGCCCGTGGCGAAGCCACTCGGCGCGGGGCCGGGGTCCTGCAACGTATAGGGCTGGGTGAAGTCGTTGGCAGCAACCTTGACCGGAATCACCAATTGCTGCCCGAGCTGTTCGGCTAGCTGCTGGATCTGGCTTCGCACGCCGTTGAGGCTTTCCTCGTCCATCTTGAAGCTGATCGGCGCATCCTTGAGCTTGTCGGCCTGCTCCTTTAGCGCGGCCATCTCGTCGCGGATTGACTGAATCTTCGCCTCGGCGTTGCTCTTCTCGATGTCGTTTGCGGCCAGTTCTATATCCTGCAGCTCGCCGATGAAGCCGGCGAAGCCGTAGGTGTTCTCCCCTGCTGCGGCTAGGTCCTGCAGCATTTTGAGCGCGGCCTGTGCCTGCGCCTTGGCGCCTTCGATATCGCCAGCGCGCAGCGCCTCGCGGGCGCCTACCTTGAGCGATTGCGCAGCCCCGTAGGAGGCCTCGCCAGGACCGTTCAGGCCTGCTAGCGCCTCGCGGTAGCGCTCCTCGATCTTCAACCGTTCATCGCGCACCTTCTTGAGTTCAGACAGCGCGCTTTTCTCAGCCGAAACCAATTGCTTGGCGCCAGCCTTTGCCTGCTTGACCAACTCATCGCGCGTGCTGCTCAGCGCCGCAACATAGTCACGCTGGGATTTGACCTCTTCCTGGCGGGTAGCTGCAGCCGCTTTCGCTGCCATGTCGGCGGCGGCCTGCAGCTCTGCATTCATACCGCTTTGCTCGGCAACGATTGCCGCGCGGAACGCAACCAGCGCGTCCTTCTTTGCCTGCAGCTCTTCTGGCGAGAACAGCAGCCCGTCAATGGTTGTGCTGAGGCCGGTACCCTGCAGGCTGCGGTCGAGGTCGGCTATCTGCTGGTCGATCTGGTCCAGCTCAGTCACCATGCCAGCCGAATTTGCGGCAACGAACGCGATGCGCTTGCCAAGATCGACGAACTCTGAAGCCCCCTCGACAGCCGTTCCGGCCAGCGTAGCCAGCGCCGAAGCCAACTTGACCAGGTTATCGACTACGACCGGATCGCTCAGCGTCTCAGACAGCGACTTGATCGCATCCACCAGTGGCTGCACGTTCGCCTGGCCGATAGCTTTGTCCCAGCTATCGGTCAGCTCGGTCATCGCGCCACCTACGGTTTGCGGCAGGGACTCTGCCTCGCG